GCATGTCTGTCCCTCCTTAGGGATGGAGGCTGGCGACCTCGGAGTCATGAGGCCGCCAGCGTCCGGTGGTTGATTATGCGTCGGTTCGGATGCGGACACCACGAGCGTCCTCAGCACCACTCACACCGATGAACATGTGTGCGTAGGCTGCGGAGACGCCATCAGTGGCGGTGCGGTCGAGCTCGACCACAATGTCCCCAGCGTCGAGCAGGAGGCTCCCTGCTGGGATGTGTCCGATCAGACGGCTCACAGGTGCCATCGAATAAGCGATAGCGCCTTGAGCGAACATCGCTCCGGTGTAGTTCCCTGCTGGCGTATTATCAACAGAATCGCTGACGTAAAAGTTCGTGTTCATCCACGAGCCTTTGTAGCCGGTGCCTTTTGCGCCGAGCATTTCGATCGTCGCTGGAGCAAACTGAGCTGCTCCGGTTTCGGCTCGTAGGCTGGACAGGAAGTCATTGAACTGAACAGGGTGTAAAACGCAGGCATAAGGCGCACTGTTCAAGCTCGCTGTGAGCTGGAAAATGGCGTCGTAGATGTCGTCCACCGAAAGATTTACGTTCGCCGTTCCGACGGAATTGGAAAATGCGCCGTTGTGGAACTGATCGCAGATGAGGTCGGTGAAGGTCAAGCTCACCCCGTTGACCAGATTCTGGACGACGCGGTTGAGATCGATCGCATCACCCGACACAGGGATCAGATCGGTGAGCGCATAAGCCCGCGAATAACGGGCAACCGTAATGTCGAAGTGCCCCGTTGCATAGGCGGTTGCCGCTGTCGTGGTGTTTTCACCAGGAGCAGCGAAAGCGCCGGGAACCATGTCCTGGGTGACGTGGGTCACAGAGGAGCCAGCACCATCGAAGGGCACGCGGAGACAGAGAGCACGGAGATCGGTCGGATCGTAGAGCTGCTCGAGAACAAGAGAAGAAAGGACCTCAGCGACAGCGCCACCATTGGTGAGCATATTCGCGTGAGTAGTGGCACCAGTTACGGCCATGAGTCACCTCAAAACAGAAGATAGAAATGGGTCAGATGTAGCAGGTCCCGTCTTAGGTCAACACTATCGTAGCCGGTCACGTGGTGCGGGTCCTGTCTCCTTCTTACTATTGGAGGATTGGACCTGTCAAGTCCCTACTTGATGATCTTCTTCGCTCGCCACTGTGCGAGGATCGCGTCCTTCGCGTCTCCCAGTGTGCCGCCGTTCTTGGCTCGGACCTTTCGGATGGCCTCAGCCGTCCACTCCTGCTCGTTATTGTCGGCAGGCTGGCCCGTCCCTGAGTCAGGGTTGCCGGTCAGGACGGCCCGGAGAGCCTTGAGCAGGTGCTCGTCGGAGGCCTCAGGCACTGGAGATCGCGTCTCTGGCGCTGGCTCGGACGAGCTCGACAGGTTTTGGAAGTGGACAGCGTAGAGCGGATCCTCCTCATTCGCTGCGAGCCACTCAGAAAACTCCACGCGCTTCCCGTCTGGCTGCTCTCGCATGGCTTCTGCGTACTGGTTGCGGAAGAAGCGCCTCACGCTCTCGTGCTTGAAGCCTCGATCGAGGAGGTGCATGTCTGCCGAGTAGGTCGTCTGGCCCTTGTTATAGGCGGCCTGCAGCTTCTCGAACTCAGCCTTGACACCCTCCAGCTCCTTGAGCGCTGAGTCCCTGAGGGCCTCCGCGTCACGAGCTCTCACAGACTCCTGCTCGAGGCGGAAGGATGGGACGAGCTTCTCAGCCTCTCCCACTCCGTTCGTCGGTGCTGTTCTCATCATTGGCGATGCGGTCTCTGTCGTCTCTTCTGCCACGTTATCCCTCCTCAGGTAGTGGTGCGTCTTCTGTCTCTACTGGCTCGACCTGCTCCTCTTCGGCCTCGTCCGCAGCCTGATCCTCGACGTCATCGTCTGGGAGGTCTGGGATCTGGTCGAAGGATGCCAGGTCCTTCTCGATCTGCTTGACCCTGAGCAGACGCTCCAGGGCCTCCTCGTCGTTCTCGATCTCAGGGTGGAGCCCTCGGATCACGTCGATCTGTGAGGCGATGCCCATGTCGGCCTCTGCTCTCAGGACCTCGGCCTGTGCCTTCCTCTCCTCCATCGAGGACTTGAGCGCTCGGTAGTGGATGGAGTAGGCCCTCGGATCCTCTGGGAGATCGGTCCCAGCGTAGAGGTTCGAGAGGGCTGCAGCAGTCGCCAGGAGCTTCTGATCAGCCATGCGGAAGGACGGCTCCACGAGCTTCTGAGCTCGTCGCTGTCCCTCTCGGCTCACGACGATCGCGTAACCGCTCTGTGCCTGGGTGATCTGCAGGTCGGATGGGTTGAGCCCTGCGTAGACTGCGAGGCCCTGCTCGTAGATGCGGAGGCTCTCAGCGCCTGCCACAGGATCCATCGCTGCCTGGAACTGACCGAGGCTGCCACCGCCAGGACCCTTCGAAACGAACTTGATAATGGACTTTCGATCCACTGGGACCACGTCCACAGGTGTCCCTCCGATGGTCCTGCTGTGCCCTGCCTGCGTGTCGATGTCGATGGCGTATCTCTGAGGGTGGCTCGAATTGAGGAAACCATCAGACCACGAGGACCATAAAGCCGCGAGGCGTAGCGCTCCTCGGCTGAGCTCCGTCCCCTTCGTCCAGGCCCACAGCCTCGAGCCGACCGCCTTGTGGTAGAGCACGAAGGGCAGGATCGGATCTCCGGCCCTGTTGCGGTAGGGATACGACCCCGCGAGCTCTGGTGCCCACTTCGCCGTCGCGTCTACTCGCTCACCATTGTCGTCGATCTCCTCGATGTAGAACTTCGGGTCCTTCGGATCTCGGACGTCCCAGGTCTCCCAGGTCCAAACGTCTCCACGGTAGCGGAGCTCGCTGACCATCCCTGGCTCGTCTGGCTGGTGTGGCATGGCCTCACAGACCACTGTGTCCGGCATGACGAGCCGGTAGCTCACCTCGCTCGCGTCTGCCCAATGCTTCCAGTCGACCCGAACGAGGACCTCGTTGAGGCTGAGACAGTAGAGGCTGGTCGCCTGCTGCTGAGCCCATAGCCGAGGCGTGATGATCGTCGTGAGGTCTGCGTCATCCTGATCCTTGACCCTGACGTCTGGCGGCTCGAGATAGGCGACGTTGAGCTGCTGGTAGATGAGCTTAAAAGGGTTCCGACTTAGGTCTGGATTGACCTGCATATCTGCTGCGATCTCGAGGGCGAACATGTCCTCGATCTCATCGCGGACGTCGTTGATGTGCTTCCCATTGAGGAGCCTGATCCTGAGACCCTGCTCTCTCCATCGCTGCTGATCTGCCTCGTCTGCTGGCAGTATGGACGCGGGTATCGTGGGCATTAGTATTTCCGACGGACCCAGCCGAGCTCATGGAGCTGCTGCGTGGTGAGGTAGGCGACAGACTGACGGTCTCCGTCCTTCGTCTGCTCCTCACCCTTGAGGCTCCAGATCTCGACGCCCTGCTCCGCCTTCGGCTTTCCTTTCGCCCCGATGAGGATCTTGACGTCCCCTTTTCGCGCTGCCTTCTTCGGTGCTTTCTTGTCTGCCATCGGTGATCTCCTTAGATGATGAGGAAGGTCGAGCCCTCGAGGGACTCGGTGAGGAAGCATTCTGCGATGTAGCCCACCGCGTCGAAGTGATGCTTGAGGTCTCCTGTGGACTCCCCTCTCCAGTGTCGTAACGTCGAGATGAGCTCTCCGCATCCCTCGTGGACCATGAAGGTCCCCTCGACACAGGCCGACGATAACATACGCGCTCGCGCTCGTATAGAGCCGGGCCCTTTATAGGGTACGTGGATCGTGAAGGGTGGACGCGCTGAGCCGAGAGCCTTGGCAAAGCCTCGCTCCAGGAGCTGGTTTACGCTGAATCCGAGACCCATCCGGCCCGCTGAGTTGGAGTCTCCACGCGCCTCGTCGATCTGCCAGGGCTCCACGTTCCAGCTCTTGAGCATCTGCAGGATATGCCGCGCCTCTTCTGCTGGCGTGTTGCGCTCCTTCGAGACGTATTTGTCCAGGACGTAGAGCCTCACGCCATCCCAGCCCACGAGGTAACAGCAGGACGAACCGGGCTGTTCCCCGTGGTCCCATCCGAGGCCGAGCTTCTGGATCCCTGTCGGGATCTCCGAGAAGACGTTCTCCTCGGTGAAGGAGATCCACCGATCCACGGTCACACCACTCCAGGCCCCATCGACGCGCTGAGCTCGCTCCCAGGGTCCATACGATCTGATCTGCTTCTCGATGCTATCTGCTGTGCGGTGTGGGCAATTCTCAGGGTTCAGCTTGAT